TTTCGGCCAGGGCGACGTGATCGTGTAGTCGCCCCAGTCTGGCCCGCTAGGCACTTGACACTACCCCTGCTAGTGTGCAGGTCATGGACCTCTTTGCTTCTCAGGTACCCGCTCTTTTCGCCAGCGTCAGCGCCGGCGCCAGTCGCTCCACGCCGCTGACACCAGAGGCGTGGTCTACAGCCACGGTGCTCGAGGTGCTCCGTCTCGACGCGCGGCGCCGACCATACGGGCAGCTAGCGGCGTCACGTGGGTACGCCTCGCGCTACCTCGGTGATCAGCGGGCGATCATCGACTCGCTGCTGCGGCAGCGATATCCGCGCTCCGCTGACAGGATGCACGCGGCACCGATCGGCTACACGAGGATGTGGGCACGCCTCGACAGCGGCGGCTATCAGCAGGAGCCAGACCGCTACCTCGTCGACGTCGACGGCGAGCGCATCGGCAGCGATGACCTGCAGGCAGCGAGCGATATGCAGCTCGAGCGCTCGCGCATCAGTGAGGTGGCGCCAGAGGCTGAGCGTCGCGCCGCGACAGGCGTCAAGTGCGCCGTCGTGCACGTCGGACATATCCCAGCGATCGACCTCGATGTAGCGCGAGCTACGCTCACTCACTACTGGCCCCATGACGCCGTCGTCGTCTGCCACCCTGCCTATCCGGGTGAGGAGGGTGCTGCGATTTTCTACGCGCTTCGTCAGGTCGGGGCCATCGACAGCGACGGCGCGATCGTTGATCGATGGCTCTGCTATCGGCGCGACTACACCGACGACGAGCGAGGGATGCCTGCTGCGTGGGGCACATGGCAGGTCGCGACATGGACGGACAAGGAGGACGCGTCGACGACGTGGGAGGAGTACGAGGGCACGCTTGCGCCTGTCGTGGTGCTTCGCCTCGAGCCAGGCGATGGTGGCTTTTGGCCGGCCCCTGACGTCGACAGCATGGCGGCTGCCGACCAGCTCAACATGAGCAGGGCGAACAACGATTACGTCATGGATCTGCAAGCGCACTCGCACCTCGTGATCAGTGACGACACATATGATGAGCAGGATGGCAGCGTCTCGCCCGACGGCGTGATGGTGCTCAAGACAGGGTCGTCGGCGTCATACCTGACGGCGTCACCGGCCTTCGGCGCGATGTCGTCTGCCATCGACGAGAGGCAGCGCGCAATCGCAGCGGCGCGAGGAAACGATCCCAACGCCTATGCGGAGCGCTCGGGCACGCCCGAGTCTGGCATCGCTCGCCTCGTCGCAAAATTTCCGCATGAACTCACACTGCGCGAGCGACGCGAAGCACTGCGCCGATTCGACGAGCGCTTGTCGCGCACGATCCTTGACGTCGTCGATACCTTCGATCCTGATGCGATGACCTTCGGCCTGACGGTCCGATGCCGCACTGACCTTGCGCCGTCGGTGGTCTTCGAGGACCCCTCGGCGAAGCTCGCTCGCGCGCAAGCGCTGCTCGACGTCGGGGCCATCAGCCCCGCCGAGTTCGTCGTCGAGGTCGGTCGCTACCGCACCGTCGAGGAAGCCAAGCGCGACGACTACAGCGACGAGGCGCGGATGCGCACGCCATCGCAGACCGTGTCCACTGACGTCGTCACCGCGATGTCTGCGACTGCACTGCCGACGACGTCAGTCGTGAAGGTGCCCGATGCCACAGGGTAGCGAACAAGGTGACGCAGCCATCGCGCGGCTACAGGAGATCGTCGACGCTGCCGAGAAGGAGGTCGCACGGCTAATGTCGCAGATGTCGACGAGCAAGGGCTCGCTGACGTCGTCAGAGGAGGCCATCGCGAACAATCGCGCGGTGGCATCGCAGGTCCGTGCAGCGATAGCCAAGCTGGCCGACGCATCACGCGCGGTAGGCGTCGCTGCCGCGAAGCCCGCGACAGCGTCGGAGGCGTCGCGCCTCGGGCTCACTCTCGACCCAGCGGCGCAGACGATCATCGACACTGTCGTCGAGGATCGCCTCAAAGAGATCAGCGGCGTCTGGGGTGATGCCGCTGACGAGGTGGCGCGCGCTACACGTGTCGCCATCACGACATCAGGCAGCATCGATACGCTCGTCCTCGACGTGCAGGGCAAGATGCGCGGCACTCTCTCGCAGGCGCAGTCTGCCGTCGACAGCATGGCCATGGCTGCGGGTCGACAGGTGACCGTCATCCAGGCCGAGGACGCGGCTGCCGATCTCGGCGAGGACGTGGCCTACGTCTACGGCGGCCCTGCCGATCGCATCACGCGCCCCTTCTGCCGACGGCACCTCACCTCGACGACGAGGCAGGTCTACACGCTCGCCGCGCTCGACGCGCTCGACGCTGGCGCGGGCCAGCCGGGGCCAGTGTCGGCGTACATGGGCGGATACAATTGCCGCCACAATCTCTCGCCCATCTCGATCGCCGAAGCCAAGCGCGCTGGCTACACGGTGATCAGATGAGCGTGAAGCGCACGACGACAAAGGCGCCGCGCCAAAGATTCGACGCGCGCAAGATCGCGGCCTACATCGCATCGCTCGCGGTCGGTCATATCCGCCAGCGCACGGGCGAGGGCCTCGACGTCGACGACAGGCCGTTCGCTGCGTACTCGCAAGAGTACGCAGAGACGCGCCGCCTGCTCGGCCGCAACACTGGATCCTCCGACCTGCTCATGGACGGCAACGACATCCGCGTCGTCGAGACGCGGGGACACAACAATGTCGACCTGCTCATGACTGGCGGCCTGCTCAACGACGTCCGGGTCGTCGAGAAGAGCGGGACACGCGACGTCGCAGAGGTGACCGTCGGTGTGGGTGCAGGCACGTCGCGGCGCGTGCGCCGCCCGACGAAAAAAAACAAGCGACGCCCAAAGCGCACATCCGCGCCTGTCGTCGAGGCGCCTGTCGTCGAGACGCCTAAGCGACGCACAGCCGCGCGTGGACCGCCGCACAACCTCTTGGCGCGCTGGCACAATGAGGGATCAGGGCGCAACAAAAAACGCGAATGGTTCGGCGTGTCGCCTGACGGGCAAAAAATGATTGACCGCGAGACGCAGCGCCTTCTCGAAGAGTTCCTTGAAAACAAGTAGTTGCGATCATTCAGCCTATGTAGGTGGCAACACAGGTTGCTATTTAGGCGTCTCGATGCGACGCTGCTTGACATGGACGACACAGCTCTGGCCGATGCCGCACAGTTGATCTCTGACGAGGGCACTGCCCTCGTCGCCACGATCACGGACCCTGCTATCGCCGAGAGTGTGCAGGCGTTTGTCGACATGACGCTCGAGGCGCTCGCCGCCATGGCGGCACCTGTGGACGCACCCGCCGAAGAAGGGGTGCCTGGATGATCGATCCAGTCATCGTCACACCCGCGCCTGCCCCTGTCGTCGTGGCGCCTGTCGTCGAGACGCCTGTCGTCGAGACGCCTGCTGCCCCTGTCGTCGTGGCGCCTGTCGCGGTACTCAGCGTGGCAGCGGAGAGGATCGCTGCACTGCGCACTGCCCGAGCCGAGGCCCGTGCGCAGGCCGCTGTCCCTGTCGCCGTCGACAGCAAGGCATCGCCCGAGATGATCGCTGCTGCGAAGCGCTGGCAATCTCACGAGGCCAGCGAGCGCAAGCGCATCTCTGCCGCGAGTGCCGGTCTCTCTGCCGACGACCGCGCAATCGTCGACGGCGAAAAGGACATCACGCGCGCGGCCATGCTGCTTGCGCGCCTGACGTCGACAGCACCCGCGCCCAAGGCCGTCGCGCCAGCGCGCGCAACTGGCGCGCCCCCCTCTGCGGGGGGCGTCGACTACGCCTCCACGCTCAAAGATCCGAAGGCTATGGCCGAGGCCAAGGCGAAGGACCCCAAGGGGTTCGCCGAATATTTCACCTCGCTGGTGCGCGGCACCAGCGGGCGCAAATCCACGCTCGATATCGCGCGCGCCCCTAAGCGCGCGTGATGGTGGTCCACGCTCGCTGACGTCTGATGACGTCGACAGGATGCCATCATGGCCGTCACCAGCTTCGCCTCGATCCAGTCCGATACGCGCACCGAGATTCTCGGCCGTGTGCTTCCGCCGCTCTTCCGCCGCTACCGTTTGCTCGGGATGCTCAACAGCAGCACGATCGACGGCGAGCCGTCGGGCAAGCGCGTCATCCCACGACGCGACGCCATCGCCTCGGCCTACGCTGACGTCGAGGGTGCCGAGCCAGGTCCAGGCGTCGCAGTGCCGTACTCGACGGCGATCGAGCTGACTCCCGTCGGGATGGTTCAGCGCATCCCGATGACGATGAAAGCGATCCGCCGAATCAACAGCGGGCTGACTCGTGATGCCGCAGTCGCTGCCCTCGAGAGCGGCAGCGCCGAATCCATCCCGCTTCTCGCGCACGCCTACGAGCTCTCCGTCGACGCGCACCTGCGTGCTGCCGAGGTCGCCGGACTGACGCTCGAGAGCGGCCTGTCCCGCACCGTCGGCACGGTCAACACCGTGCTGACCGCAGCTGTGCTCCTCGACGCCGTCACGACCTTCCGCGCCG